GTATAAAGGTATAAGAATCAATGACTTAACTCACCTACCTGTAACTTACCTATTGAAATTACTGTGACTGAGTAATAGGTGTAACTGACCCGAGAGTCATTTAGTTGTATATACAACTTTCTAAACCCGCATCATAGCCAGGCGCTCGGACGGTTTCGGAACGGCTATGGAGGCCGCCACACCGCCCCTGTGACCGTCACGCAAAGGTCCACGCGCTATTTATCGGCACGCCCGGTAATTAATAAATAGGTCGGATAATTAATAAATAGGTCGGATAATTAATAAATAGGTCGGATAATTATAAAATTAACGCTTGACACTCGCAATGAGAGGCTATATAATTACTACATCAACTCAACGAACCGAAAGAATAAAATGATCACGATAATCCGCCCAACGAAGTACACAGTAGTGATGGAAAATTACGATGGGGAGTGCAAGCGCATCAAGGTCCTGGCGTACAGCTCGGAAGAAGCCTGGGGCATCGCCAGCATGAAGAAGGGATGGTATCCGGTCGAAGTGATCTAGGCGGGGAGGGGCCTGGCGCCCCTTGACCTGGCTTGCGAGGCGCTGGAATGGTTCTTGCTTCATGGCGGCGATGCGCGCGTAACTTGGGGACCAGGCCGGGGGCCACGGACGGGGGTGATGTTGTGGGACCACCCCATTCCCCGTCCGCAATATAAAAAATGACCCACAAATTACCGAGTAAGGCATACTCCCACCCATAGGAGAATGAGCCATGAGTAACGAACTAACATTGCGACACATATCTGAGGATCGCGCCCTAGCATCAGCCATGCTTTTCGCGCATCGCCATCCACAGGCAAGCCCAGCCTTCCATATCTCTGTGATTGACATGTGGCGATCAGCGGATGAGTTCGTAGCGATCAGTGCTTTCCGGGAAGGCGCCAAGACAACACTGTCCGAGGAGTTTTTGCTGATCGAAGCGTTATTTAAGAACTTCAACTATCTTCTGATCTTCGGCGAGACATACACGAAGGCTTGCCAGCGTATCGCCGCTATGAAGCACGAGCTGACAACGAACATGAAGATTTATAATCTGTTCGGTAAGCAGACAGGAGGCACTGCGTGGTCGGAGAATAAAATCATCCTACCCAACGGAGTATGTATCGAGGCGCATGGATGGGAGGAAGAAATACGCGGCTATAAGCATCTTCATTACCGGCCTGACCGGGCGTATCTGGATGATATCGAGAATAAAACGTCGGTAAAAGATACAGCTACTGTGACCGCCAACTGGAACAAGCTGTATATCGAGTTGATTCCAGCGATGGACAAGGATTGCCGGAAGATCAGAATTACAGGAACGCCACTAGCTGACGACTGCATGATGAACCGGGCACGGAAGTCCGAGCAATGGACGAACGGGATATTTCCTATCTGTGACGGCGAGGTTGACAACCCTGCCACGGTCGCACTCTGGCCGGATCGCTATCCAATGGAGTATGTGAGGAAGACCCGTGACCAGATGGCTGCGGAAGGTTTCCTGTCGGGGTTCAATCAGGAGTACATGCTGATCGGGCTTGGCGCCCAGGGTAAGCCGTTCGAGGAGTCCATGCTTCGCTTCGAGGACATAGCGCCGCGAATGTACGCCCCGCGCAAGGTGGTGATGGACCCGGCGCGCACCGTCGAGGTAAAGACGTCCGATCAGTCCGGTTACGTGGTGGCGAGCAAGATCGGGACGAGGATCTACGTGCATGAGTCAGGCGGTAAGTATTGGCAGCCGGACGAGATAGTCACAGGGGCCTTCGAGTTGTCAAGCAAGTATGACGAGGCCGAGGTCAGCATTGAGAAGAACTCGCTCGATAACTGGTTGCTTCAACCGATCCGAGCTAGGATGTTACTGACTGGCCGGTCATTAAAACTCAAGACACTCAACGCCCCACAGGATCGGGACAAGGCGCAGTTCATCATGGGATTGCGTCCGTTCTTCATGGCCGGTGATATTATTCTTGTCGGTGGCAGGGCCGCGCATCAACAACTTGTCAGTCAGATCCTAAATTTCCCAAACGGGAAGAAAGACATACTCAATGCGCTCGCGTACATCCCCCGAATTTTCTCTGGAATTCCAATATACGGCGACTTCTCCGACGCCAACATATATCCAGGGGGCGAGCTGGCGCGGGACGCCGTACTTCTATTGGGATGCAACTCTACCGGCACTGAAACAACAGCCGTCCTATGCGCCCTTAACGGACAGTTTCTTACCGTTCTGGCCGACTGGATTTCTCCATTACTACCTAATGACGCTATCCCTGATATCGCAATGCTCATACGCGCGACCTTTCCTGGCCGCAAAGTTACGGCATGGGTTCCAGGTGACGTGTTCGATCAAGTCGGACGGAACCCCCTTATGGCTGCACTAAAGACGGCGGGGTACAAGGCCAATCGGGGCGACCATAGCACGATGGGTCGCAGTAGCCTCTCCCCAATGATACGGACGGAGATGCGGGGGCGGCGCCTGTTCATGGTGGACAGCCAGGCGCGCCACACCATGCAAGCCCTATCCTGTGGCTATCATTGGGAGGTAAAACCAGATGGGGAACGATCAGCCGAGCCGGAGCGCGGCGCCGAGCGCACTTTGATCGAAGGGCTTGAGGTGTTGACTTATGCAATAAATAAGCCTGATAATGCGATCAAATCAAATCAAATGAATGCGTATAATCCAAGCGGAACCCCCTACCTCTCGGCCTTGAACAATAAAAGATGATAAAAACTTGTAAAAAATGCAACGGGCAAGACTTATACTCGAACGGAAGGTGCAAGCCTTGTACGCGAGAAGTTGTCCGTCAAGCGAGCGCTCGATGGTATGCAGCCCATCCTGACAAGGCGAGAGAACGCGTTAAGGAATTCCAATCTTCACATTCGGAATTTGTAAAGAAAGCAAATTCCGAATGGAAGTTACGTAACAGGCGGCATTGCACTGACCTTGAGTTGGCCCGAGCTAAGGCTAATCCAGATGTGATGAACGCGCACAACGCTAAACGTAGGGCTTCAAAAAAGAACGCTATTCCTTCATGGTCAGACCCAAATAAAATCAGAGCCATGTATATTTGTGCGCAGTTGATGACAAAGTTGACCGGCATTAAACATGCCGTGGATCATATCGTTCCGTTGACTTCTGATATGGTTTGCGGATTGCATACGCATGATAATTTAACTTCAATTCCAGCTTTAGAAAACTCCAAAAAGAGTAATAAAGTTTGGCCTGGGATGTGGTAATGGCTAAAAAGAAAGTCGAAGTTGGCAAAGTAGATAGTAAGGTTGCCACGACGGAAGGCAAGAAAGATGAGCCAATCGAGAATTGGGCGGGTAAGCCCGACTCCGATATTTATGAGAAGTGCATGAAGTTTTACCCCTTGTGCGCCACAGCGTATGAGAACCGGGAAGAAGCTGACGAGGGTTGCATCGAATATTGGAACATATTTAACTGCGACCCCGACGACAACCAGACATATCAGGGGAATAGTAAGTGCTATGTTCCCGCTGTACGCGACGCCATCAATGCGAGAACTAAACGGGCTCTTGCTCAAAATTTCAGCCAGAAATATAAGCATGTGGACGCCATCGGCACCGATGGGCAGAAACCTTTTCCTCAATTGGCTTTACTTGAGCACTATATACGTTCCACTAAACTGAAATCTATCGTCCGTTCGATCTATGTTGCCGGTGACGTGACTGGTCAATGGAACGTGTACATTGACTGGCTCAGGGATATCCGCAGTGTGACCGGCATGATCAAGCGCAATCCGATCCTGGAAACCATTGGCGGCGAGGACTTGGGCGATGAGCTTCAAGATCCAAGCGCCGACAAAGAGGAAGTGTTGGAGGACGAGGAAGTGATCACGGAAGGCCCGACGATCACAGACTTTGCGACCGAAGACATGGTTGTCATTCCCCCAACGTGCAACGATATCGAGAAGGCCGAGATTGTCTGCCTTAAGTTGCGCATGAGCAAAGAGCAAGTTAAGCTCATGGTGGACGATGGAGTTTTCATTCTGCCTGAAGGAACCGACCTAGGCGACTGGGTGACGGAGAAGAAGGGCGAGGATAAGCGAAACCCACCTAAAGCGAGGTCATGCGATGCCGGTATCAAATCGACAGGAACGAGCAAACATGCCCTCATCTTTGAAGTCACCGTCCGACTCAAGTTCCCAGGCGACGATCACAAGTCTCTCGCTTACGTGTACTACGCTGGAGAAAATGATATTGTTGGAATTATTAAGGCTCCCCAATGGGGGCAAAAGCGCCCCATTATTTCTGCCCCTGTGGATAGAATCGGTGGAAGCTTTAACGGGATCTCGAAGATCGAAGCGGTCAAATGGATGCAATGGAACCTGAACGACTTCTGGAACATGGGCCAGGACTCGGCCATGTACAGCATGCTCCCCATTGTAATGACCGACCCGGAGCAGAACCCCAATTACGCCATGATGGTGTACGGGCTCGCCGCTGTATGGCCAGTCAATCCGAACACGACAAAATTCGCTTCTTTCCCCGCACTGTGGAAGGACAGCATTCAAATGTGCGGGGCCATCAAAGAACAGATCCATGAAAGCCTGGACGTCAACCCGGCCATGATGGGCGTCCAACCCAAGGGCCGTAAGAATGCTGGCGCCGTTGGAGCGCAACAGCAAGAGCAATCTGTGGCCATCCTCGATCACGCGCAACGCTTCGAGGAAGAAATGCTCAATGAGATTCTTGAACGAATGTTTGAGTATGACGCTCAATTCCGTGAGGAAGATCTTACCGTCCTGACAATGGGCGAGATTGGTGTCAAAGCGGCGATGATGACGATTGAGCCTCAGCAATGGGGCAATCGTTATTATTTCCAATGGGTCGGCACTGACTATGTGATGAACATGCAGCGCATGCAGCAGCAGATAGCCACAATGAACGTTCTCCGTGGTATCCCACCACAGCAGCTCAATGGGCGAAGGCTCGATATCACCCCGATCCTTGAAATCCTGACGGACAATGTGTTCGGTCCTGAATTATCAGGTAAGATCCTGATTGACGATCGGAACAAATATACTGTTTCGGCTGAGATTGAAGATGAAATGATGGTGAACGGAATACCCGTGGACGTCCACGAAGCCGACAATGACTCGGAGCACTTGCAGAAGCATCGTATCGCCGGTCAAGCGTCTGGCGACACGACCGGGCTTATCCGAAATCACATGCAGCAGCACATGATGGCGATGCAGAAGAAACGCGAAATGGCGCAACCGCAACCGGGCTCGCCTGGGGTTCCAGGTGGAGCGGCGCCAGGGGTTGCGGGCTCGGGTCCTCGCCCCGGAGCTCAAGTAGCAGGACCACAAGGAGGTGCTCAGCAACCAGCAGGGGCCATCCATCCAGATCAAATCGCCGGTGGAACGCCACGCGGTTAAACCTTTAGGAGCAAGTCATGGGTACACCAGTAAATGCGGCAAGTTTCATTCTCAATCCAAATTTGAGTGCAACAAGTCCTCCTTTTTTCCAACCGGACAACACGGCTTGTTTTGGTACGATTGGAAATCTTAGCAATCTGAATGAAATTATATTCGGTGATATTGTTGCTGTGGCAATAGGAACCTCAGTCACGCCAACACTCCTGGCAACGCAATTGCTCGCTGGTGTGATTGACGTTAATGGTTCGCCAGGCGCCGGAGTAGCCTTGACCACTCCAACCGCACTTCAGATGATCGCTCAGCAACCTCCAACCATTGATCGAATTGGTGGTTACAACTTTCAATTCGATATCCTCAATGACAACACAGGGCAGACGATCACATTGACGGCGGGTGTTGGCGTCACCCTGCTCGGAACAATGACGGTGGCAACGAATACCTGCCGCTCGTTCATGGCTAATTGCAATGTGACGCTCGGAACGGTTACTATCATGAATATCGGTACTTCAGCCCTTTAAAACACGGAGAATTAAAATGACTATTCAAACGCTTCCAATTCCTTACGCCTTCGACGGCGCCATGCTGGATCAGACCGCTCAGGTGCAGCTCATCAATGCCCTCGCTCAAAACGGTCAATCCGTTGCTGGCGGTGTCGTGTTCGCCCCGAGCGCAGCGG